TATGTTGTAGAAACAGGCAAATATTTCCATATATTAATATTGCCTTCGATATCATATACACTAAATTCGATAATATCTTGTTCCGAATTTCCAAAGTAATATTCTTGAAATGGTACATCATTAAATGTATCCAAATCATTCTGAATAAAATATGAACCACTGTTTAATGACCCACTATTTGATGAAATTGTTGGAAAAGGAAATGCCATAATTATTCATTTTCTGATTTTAAATTAAATGGAAATTTATCAGAAAAATCTTCTGGTTTGTTTCCTTGTTTTAATTTTATTCTCAGTTCTACTATTAAATCTCTAGCTGCGCTTAATTGTGATTTAGAAGAATCGGATTGAATTTCATCCACTAAATCATTTAATTTTTCTTTCAAATCTTGATTTTCAGATAATACTTTATTGTATTCATTTAAAAATGTTTGATTCAAAATTTGTTTTTCAATTGGAGTTTCAGTTTGAATTTCAGAAATATTCACATCATATAAATTTTCAATTTCGTCTTTTTTATAATTAAAATTTATTAATGGAAATGCAATATATTGTTCATTTACATTACTGGAACTAATGTATAAATTTACGTTTCCAAATTCATCAATATTATTGTTGAATTGGCCTGTTGTAAAAAAATCATTTATTTGTGATTGTATACTCATCTTGATACTTTAAATATATTACCATTATCAAATATTAAAGTTTCTCCATTTATTTCAGTTTTAATTAAAATTCTATAATATCTTTCCACGGGTAATCCTGTTGTGTCTAATCTGAAATAATGTATTGTGCCATCACAACTTAATTTTGTATAATCATCAAAATCAATTACGAAGTTTTCACTTTCATTGTCTTTAATGGCATAATAAGAACTTGAAGGTAATAAACTAGAACTTAAATATTGACTTTGTTGATATCCTTTGACAAAATTCTTAAGTGGAGATTTTTCTCTTGCAAATATATTAATACGAGGAACACTTCCAAATTTATAATCTTTTGTTACGTTTTTGACTACTACTGTATATGGATTAAATCCACTTAATGATACTAAACTACCTGTGGTATAAACACTATCATCCCATTTAACATCTAAATATGGTTGATAAATAGTATTAGTTTCTTTACTGAAAAATCTTATAGTTGAATTAATGTCGTTCGATTGTATTAGTTCTAAAGAACTGATTAATATCAAACCGTTATTTGGTATACATCCACAAATCCATCCTTTAACAATTGACGTAACATCCATATAGATATCAGATGTACTATAATCATAAGTCTGTGAACAAATAAGTGAACTACCACTTAATGAAGATGAACAAAATGATGAAATATATACTGATGCACTTGAAACATTATAAAAAGAAGATGATGTGTTTGAAGTAGGTTGATAATAATTGGCAGGAACGTTATAATACCAAGTAGCCCCTCCATTTTTAAATGAACCGGTAGAAAAACTAGAAGTCAACAAATAATCAGTAAAATTATAACTAACAGTAGATGATGTTGGAGAATACCATAAACTAGCAGTGTTTTGAGTAGTATTATAATACCAACTTGCACCAAAACTACCTAATCCTTCAGTATCATATCTTCCAGTACCCATATCCCAACTTTTACTTAATGGATATGCATATACTTTATAATCTAATGGAACTTCACTTGTAGATGATGCTTTTAATTTTAAGGAAAATTTGGAACCATTCTTTATATCACCATTTAAAAGAGAACTGGAAATTGAAGATAAATCAAATTGAATTAAAATTCTACTAAATTCAGGTTCATTTGTAAATGTAGTATTTGGACTATATACACTCTGAGTACCTAATAATAAACCATTTATACAACCATTATAACTTGTTAAAGACCCACTTGCACTATAAATTGAACCTGTGAAAGAACCTATAATACTTCCACTCACGCTACCAGTTACAGGTCCATTGTAATTAGTCAAACTAGATGTAATTTGAATACCTGCACCATAAGTTCCTGATACATAACCGTTGTAATTAGTGGATGTAAATCGAGACGAACCACTGACATATAAATTCGCAGATTCAGATGAACCAGATAAATAACTGGATGATATACCGCCAATATAATTGATTACATCAAATGTAGTATAACTGCCGGACAAACTAGATGATTCGTAAAAAGTTACATTACTAACTAGTTGATTTTGCGCTTTTAACTCTAAGATTTCATCAATTCCAAAATTTTTATCTTCATAACCAGTTTCATTAGTTATGAATGTGTCTTGTTTTGGAAATATAAATGTATGCATACTCTATTATAAATATAAGTATGAAATTTATAAGACTTTTAATGATAAATTTATTAAATTACTGCTCCTCTTATATCATTATCTGGAAATTTAACTTCAAATACAGAAGGATCTAAAGATGGATAAATAATTTTATTTAATGTAGCTTCAGATAAATTATATTCGTGTGGTGAATAATCCCCATCATTTTGTGTTAAATTTTTAAACTTAACTTCCGCAACAGATTGAACTCCTTCAATTTTTGCTAATTCCAACTCAAATTGATTGATATTAATAGGTTGATTAAAATACCATTTATCAATATTGAAGAATTCTTTTGCTTTTTGAAGACATTGGTCTAAAACTTCTTTTTTATTGAAATTATTATATACTAATATTTTAAAATCTACTCCTATATTAATAATATAACCATCAATTATATTGACACTATCTGAAATGATTTTATATTTTTGTAAATATTGTCTAATATTATAAATTAATGCGTCATTTGTTTGTGTTAAGTTTTTATTTGAATTATAACTTAAAATGTATAAATTTAAACTAAATGGATTTGAAGTGTCAAAATTAACTTTTCTATAATTATTCTCAAGTGAATTATTAATTAAAGTTGTTTGATTTTGATTGTCAATAAATCCGTCTAATAAAGTTTTTGTAGTAGAAATAGATAAATCTGAATTTGGTATTACCATTACTTTAGCAATAGAACCAAATCTAGGAGGTAAAGAATAAACTCTAGAAACATAATCGTCTGTAGTTACTGTTCTATTTTGAGAAGCAAAATTGGCTAAAGCATTTTGTCTTATTTCTTCTACACTTTCTTCATTTTGTCCACCAACTGCTGGATTTGTATTCGTAATTCTTAAAGAATTTTTTACAGTAGTTAATAATGAATTTTGAGATGGTGTTAAACCTGATATATCATTCAAAAAAGTCACCGAACTTATATTCTTAATTGTATCAGAAGGTGAATTTGATACTAATCCCCCACCTACTAAATATTGAACGGTTAATACAGTATTTGATGGAGATTGTCCAAATGTTTCAGATTTTAGTAACTTACTAGTATCATAATTTAAATTTAAATTACTAATATTAGTTAATCCTACTCCAACTAATTCTGAATTTGGATATATTACTTCATCTGAAGTTGATTCAATTCCCGCACCAAATTCAAGATATGTCGTATTGTTTGCAGTGACATTTACAACAAATTTACGAGAAGTTTTTAAACTTTTAATTAATTTTGGTACTTCCGCAGAATATTGTACATAGTCGTTATTAGTAAAATCTGTATTTTCAGTTTCAGTAAATACTAAATCTTGAGCTAAATAATCGACTTCATACCATTTATTGTTATCACTATCTCTTACATCAATTATATCAACTACATTGTTTTCGGATAATGATATTTTATAAAATTGTACTGCAGCACCAACAGTAAATGATTCGGTTGTAATTTTTCCTGCAATGACTTTAACTGATTTTTTAAGTAAGAAAAATTGTGGAATACCGTAATCGTCTCTTGAATAAACCGTTACTTCTCTTGGTGAAAATTTACTGTCTAATGAAAAATCCACAGGATCTGTAGTAATAAAACTTACTCCGCTTTCGTTTGAAACTTCCATATACTCTCTTATTTTAAGAGCATAATTGTTATCAGGAATATAATTGTTACTTGAATCCTTTGTAGAAGGAATTATTTGATATAAATCAATATTTGTAGTTGCGGATTTAGTAGGTTTGGTTTTATAACCAAGATAATTTGCTAATGCTAATACGTTTTTACGTTCTTCAGCATATGGCATTAAACTTTCTTTGAATTGATAGTCAGTATAATATGAAAGAACATCCCCAATATAAGATGCCATTTCAATAAACATCATACCAGGAGATGTTTCATTAAAATCGTTATATGTTTTAGGAAAATAGTTTTTAGCAAATTCAATTAAATTACCTCTGTATGAAGTAAAATCTTTATTGAGATACTTAATATCTTTTCCTCTGTTTTTAAAATTTTTATTTATACTTTTTAATGACATCTTTTATTAATTAAACAGTAAATGTTAAAGTTTCAAGATTAGGATTATCTCTTAATCTGAATTTTATAGAAACATCAACTCTATTACTATCCTTTAATTCATTGGATTGCTGAATATCTATTGAATCTATTGAAACATATGGTAACCAATTGTTTATTGAATCGTTTATAGTTTGCTCTATTCTATCCGGTAAATCTTCTGTATTTTGTTCAAAAAGAAGTTCTTGCAAACCACTACCTAAATTTGGTTGCATTATTCTTTCATATTTTTTAGTAAGTAACAAACTTTTTATGTTTGTTCTTAATTGCTCTGTTGTTGTGTATGATTGATTAAAAGCGGAATTTCCTATTTGTAATGGCAATGTAATACCAATAGCATAATCATTATACTCTTTGGTATCCAATACTCTTTTTTTACCTAATAGGATTGCCATTATTTTTTAAATCTTTTAACAAGCTCAGAATAATCTCTATTTAGAGCTTTATCTAATTCAGCTACACCTGTTTGAACACCCAATCCAGTTTTTTGAG